TCAAATGAGTTTTATGATACCGCTAGGAACTAATAATGAAACGTGTTCTGAACTAGCAAAAGTAAAGCTAGACCTAGCCAAAGAAGAACTAGACAAGCAAGTGCATGATAAGCAGCTAGTTCGTATCTTGAAGTGTGGGCAGCTTCACGCAAGCGGTTACATGATAAATCCTGAGTCTAAGTTCGCATATATTTGTAATGATGTAATCAATATACGAAGTTATGTAAAAGCTAACGCAGAAAAATTTAAAGGCGAGTAACGCTCTGTAGAGGAGGAAGCAATTTCCAAATTACCATTTGTGTTTACTTTCATAACATCTAAGTGCTTTAGATGTACTGAGTTCATCTGCTATTCGTCAATAGAAGAGAGATCAGTCAGGTACACTCGCCTTGAAAAGCCTTAAATCCATTCCCCAAAGATCAATACTTCATTAAGGCTTGTTAGTACTATACCTTATTTCTTTCTATCTGCAATCTCTTTCTTAAGAACTTTAGTAAACATTTTCTTAAATGTTTTCTTGATAAAAGCTAATACTGACTGCATAGCAATACCACCAGCTACAGATACAACAGACGCAGTACCAGCAGCAATCACAGAGGAAGCAATGACCTCTGGTGCTGGTATAGGCATCTCACCAAAAAAAGGTATATTAAATGTAGCTATAGCTTCTTCACTTGATAAAGTTTCTTTGGGGTCTAGCAGGTCTTTCGGTATTATCTCTGGTTTTACTTCTAACGCTTCCTCCGTTGAAGATGCTTTTTCTTCTTCAGCAGAAGATTCCTGACCTCCCAAACCCGACTCTACCTGTTCCAGACTTGGAAGAAGTAGGGGATCTAGATAAGGTTCTTCCACTATCGGAGGATAAAAAATTGTTTTAGGTGGATCAAGAATAAAATCTGTATCTGGTAAATCAGGCAGATTTATTTCCATTCTTCTTCATTTTTTTTCTTCTTGCAGCAAGCAATAAGAAATCTTTTTTAGTGATTTTTCCATCACCATCACTATCAATTTTCTTTTGATTTCCTTTAAGTGGCATTTTAATTTAACTCCAAGGTGTACCTACACCGTACACTGGTGTTTTTTGTAAAGCAATATTTTTATCTATAGCTTTTTCTATTTCATCTACAGAACCTTTTTTATCTGCTTCTAGTTTTGCTTTAACCCAACCAATAACAGTCTCTTGTGTTAAATCTTTATAAGGTATAAGTGTTTCTGGTTTTGGTAAATCTAATTCTCCTGTAGCTCTTGTTTGATAAGTACCATCAGTACCTAAAACTCTGTAAATAACTTTATTTACATAGCCAGTTGCAAGTTCTCTTTGAAGGGTATTTATTTCCCAAGTTTTTGTAATTGACATAATTAATTTAAAAATAAAGTGAACTAACTTGTTGGTGTAGTACTATCATGCCTTTCTTTGGCAGTCTTTACCACTCCAAGACTGTAAGCTTGTGCCACTTGTGCATCTTCACCCACTGCAATTGCTATTGAATTAGCGTTGCAATGTGCAGTATTTAAAGAAATAATTTCATCTTTTGCTATTCTTGCTCTATTTTTTGCTGCGTTATCAATCCAATCGAAATTGCTATAAGCAACATACTCAAGACATTTGGTTTCTGTATCTGTGAGAGTAATTTTGTAATCCATGATTTTATTTATTGATATGTTTATTATATATGTAATTCATAATTTTATCCTAATAAATAAACTGAACAAATATTTTGTGTATTGTGCCTGTAACCATGATTTGAGTACGCTCTGATTGTGTCATTTGCTGCACAATCTATAATAACTGTTGCTGTTACTGTTCCATGCTTACCATTTACAGCAGAAGTACTTAAAGCACTAGCGTCTGTAGCTACAGTACCTACTGATTCTACGTGATAGTTACTGTTATTTTTTTGCCATAATACATTAAAGTATTGACCACTTGAACCGCTAGGGTTATTTGCTCTATGTGCCTGTACTGTCGCTGAACATAAATACTTACCAGCAACAGGACAGGTAAATACTCCCGTACTATTAACAAAGTGTCCGCTATTCCACTGTAAAGTCATGTTGTGCATATAAGGTGTTGATGATGTCCAATCAGCAGCATCACCTTGAAATCCAACGTTGGAAGATTGAGTATGATAACCAGTAGTTCGAGTGCCGTATGAAGTTGTCTCAAACCTTGCAGACCCGTTGTGATATAGACGTACTGTATCACCATTGAACATACGACACATAAACTGACTTGCAGCTTGATTATAGAAATCATGATTATTAGATTGATAACGTAGATTTCCTGATACGCTATGTTGAATATATGAGTTCGAGCCGTCATGATATAATCTTAAATCTCCACCTCCACCATCACCTAGCCTTATTTTTTTGTCATCACCCATATATAGATCACCAAACAAAGTCGCACCTGCATCTCTAGTCTCAAACTTTTTAACGTTGTCGTAATAGAGTTCTACTGCTGCATTTTCAGTTGCTTTTATTTGTATTTCACTATTAGCTGCATTAACAACTTTCCAAATAGCTGCTCTATTTTTTAATTCACCAGTAGTATTATAAATGTAGCTATGAGTTCCATCATGATAAAATTGTAGGTCATTAGAAGCTCCAAAAACAGCTTTATGATTGTCATGCCATCTAACTAAACTTTCTGCTGGTTTAAAAGTAACAAAATTAGCATCAGCTTCAGTCTTGACTCTAAAATCACCTAAAAATATATGACCAACACCTGTACCATACCCTTTAATTCCACTTGAAGTTGTCTCAAACTTTTTACTGTTGTCGTAATATAGTTCTACTGAACCATTTGGTGTAATTAAAATACCTTGTTCATTATTTTTAGCAGTTATTTTAACTTGATTAGTACCATCACCAACAAGGTGTACATGTCCATTAGAACTTAATATATAGTTATGAGATCCATCATGATAAATTTGTAAATCATTACCTGTACCTAAACGTATGTTTTCGTTATCTTGTAGGTCTATAGGAGTTTTAAGCCCTCTATCGTCTATCTTAGTTAGTGCCATAGTTAAAACATCTTGATTTTAGTTTAACATTATCCAATAAGATGTCCAAAGAAACTTGAGTGTGGCATATATAACGAATGTGAACCTGTTTGACCTGTTCTACGAGCAACTTCTACATAATCATTAGCATCTAATTCTAAAAGTACTGTCCCAGAAATAGTAGTATCGTGATTAATGTTTTGACAAGAGAAAATAAACATTATATCACCACCACCACCTGTTACTTCAGACCCATTTATTTTTGGTACTAATGAAAATAAATTAGATAAGTTTACATCTCTAAAATATAAATTAACAGTAAAACTATAAATTCCAGTTACAGGTGCAGTAAATCTATAGTTGCTAGTACTGTATGCACTATGCCTACTGTTTGGATATGATTGATGTTTTTGATTAAAAGCAATAGTTTGACCAGCAGCTACAGCATAAGTTCCTTGGTTTCCTGTTGCTCCAAAACATACATGATAAGGTTTTGTTACATGACCAGCAGAATTTACTACTACCTTTTCAGCACTATTTGTAAAAAGTTTTATGGTATGTTCTCCACCAGTTGTAAAAATAGAAGAAGCATTTGAACCAGCTTTAAAAATAAATCCATTTCCACCACTTCCAACACCATCAGTTCTTACAAGTTGGATTTGTTGATTACCTGTTCCAGATATATCTATTTTATTAGTAGGGCTTGTAACTCCTAAACCTAAATTACCAGTTATATTTACACCAACTGAAGTTGTCTCAAGTTTCTTATTGTTATCGTGATATAATTCTACTGATCCGTTTTTATTAATTTGCATACAAAGGTCTCTACGAGACACATTGCTACCAGTATTATGAAGAGAAAAAGGACTACCACTAGCAGTAAATGAATAAAGCTCTAAACGATCAGCACTAGCACTATTAACAAATCCAAACCCCTCATTACCTCCTCTAATAACAAATGAACCAGCATGGTGACTTTGATCACTAGCTAAAATTTCTATAGCTGCTTCATCACCCCTTACCGTGAAACCTTGTTGAGTGCCTGTGTTGAAATAACCATATGTGTAATGATTAACAGTATTAACATCTGCTACAGGGGCTACTGTATCAACCATAAATCCACCAGAAACAACTGCTCCCGAACTAGAAGTTTCAAGTTTCTTAGTATTGTCGTAATAGAGTTCTACGTTTCCATTATGGTGACAATCAATAAAAACTTCATTATCATTTGTATTTTTAATTAAAATATTTTGACCTAAAATTTTTAATGAGCCAGCAGTAGTACTTTCTTTAATAATTGAGTTTGTTCCATCATGATAAATTTGTAAGTCATTACCAATACCAAACACTGCTTTTGCATTATCATTAAAGTCAAGATTACCTGCCAACCTTGCGATCTTAGGAGCTGTAACTGCATCATCTACTATCATGCCTGTACCAACAGAACCTTGTGCTAACTTTGCACCAGTTATATTGGCATTCGCTATTTTTGAAGTAGTAACTGCACTATCTGCAATCTTTGCTGTAGTAACTGATCCGTTTTGTAGTACGTCTGTACTTACTGTGTTATTACTTGGTGTACCAATATTTACAGTAGATCCAAGAACTATTGCAAAGTAATCTGATCCACTTGGAGGTGCAGCAGCTAACTTAACAGTGCTACCTGATAAAGCAAAACCCTCTGAAGGTGTAGATGTACCACTATTAGGTTTTTGTACAACACCATTAATACTTAATAATATTTGTTGTGCATTTGCTGGTGCATTTGTAATCGTAAAATCTTGTGTTGATCCATTAAAAGCAGGGCTAAGTGTAGAAATAAAGAAGTTACCAATACTTTGTGCTTCTTCCCATGCACTGTTAGTTGCGTTATAAACTAATAATTTTGAAGTAGAAGTATTAAAGAATAAATCACCAGCATCAAGATCAGTTGAAGGGTTAGAAGAACCTACTCTATACCTAGCTGCAAAGTCGTTTATATCATTACTAAGTTGTTCTACATCAGCTTCTTTTGCTAATAGTTTATGGTAAGTATATGTTTGACTAGAGCCTGTAGAACTGACCATAAGACCAAGACCAGCAGCCATTGTCTTGCTTTGTAAGCTAGAAGGAAAGCCATTAATAGTTACGTTATCTGAGCCATTACCTGATGTTCTTGCATTTGTAGCAACACCACTTCCATTAACAATAAGACCTTCTATATCTGAAATACTAATAACCACACCTGATGCTGGTTGTGTAGTAGGAAAGCTATCTTCGTTAGCTATAACTTCTAATCCACCAATAGGTGCAATCTGTGCAGCTACAAAATCTACAACAGCACCAGAAGTAGGAAACTTTGTATCATCATCAGTTATAGTGGTCTGCTTTGCCATGCCATCTAACTGGTTTAGATCGGCAATATCAGAAGTAAGGGCAGTACTGTCAGCTAACTTAGAAGCTGTACCAGATTGCATACCAGCTAGTGTTTTTAATTCTGCATCAGCTATTTTGGCAGTTGTTACAGCATTAGTATCTAACTCAGTTGTGCCAACTGCACCTGCACCAATTTTTGCATTTGTGACTGCATCATTAGCAATCTTATTTGTAACAACTGCACTTGCAGAAATCTTAGTGCTAGTAATACTATTGTTAACTATCTTTGCATTAGTAACTGAATTGGTTGCAAGTTTATCTGACGTGATCGCCCCTGTATCTAATTCTGTCGTGCCAACAGCCCCAGCACCTATTTTTGCGTTTGTAATTGAATCATCAGCAATTTTAGCTGTAGTGACTTGTGAGTTACCTATATGTGCAGTATCTATTGATCCGTCAACATAATGTTCTGAGTCAATAGAATTATCAGCTATCTTTGCATTTGTAACGCAGTCAGCAGATAGATGTGAAGTATCTACACTACCATCTACCAGTTCACTACTATCAACTGAGTTAGCTGCAAGATGACTAGCATCAAGAGGACTACCAGCTATAAGACTTTTTATTTCTGATACTGTTTGATCTTGTGTTGCGTTAGCTTCTATTGCATTTAACTTAGAGTGATCTGCGTCAGTAAAGACATTACTATCACTTGCATTTTCTACTAATGTTCTAATCTCTGCTGCTGTTTGATCTCCTGTAGCTCCTTCTTCAATACCAGCCAACTTATCAATAATCTCTTGTTGAGCAAATAATACCTGATCGCTATTTGTATCTAAATCAAATTCTGTTAAAACACTACCATCTTCAAAGTCTACTTTCTTTGCACTAATATCTGTATCTCTTTGAAACTTAATAGCAGCCCCATTAGCAGGGATATTGCCACTTGTAAAAGTAAGTGTTGCTCCGCTAATTGTGTAGTGCGTTCCAAGTGTTTTTAAAGTGCCAGCTACAGTAACATCTATCTCAGTAGTTGATATGTAACTAAAGGATATTGAAAATGCTGCGGTGCTTCCATTACCTGTATGGGTAGTTGACGAAGCTGCTGTATTAGTAGCCATGATTAATTAGCAAAGTTAATAGATGGAGTTGCTTCCCTTATATTATCGTTTCTTATGTTATCTGCCGACTTTTCTACTCTTTGTAATTTCTCTCTTATATCTCTAGGTAAATACTTCTTCGTAAAAAGTTCTAATGCTTTTGTTTTATATTCTGACAATATATCTTTAAGTTCCCCTGCGACTCTTGCCCTAGCTCTCTCTTGAGCTAAAACAGCAATTTCTTCATTAGTGCTTGTTATACCTTCTCCTCTCATAGTTTTAATATCTCCTTGCATACTAGGAGTATTGATTTTACTTATAAGACTATCATATAATCTTTTACCTCCAAACTTTTCACTAGCAGTTAAATATATAAGTGTTGAATATTGATCTTTGTCTAAAGGGATTTGTCCATTTAGTAAAGATTTAACAGGTGGACTTATCTTTACATTGAGATCAGATAAAACACTTAATACTGGATCGTTAATTGTTTCTGTATCAGTTGACCAGCCATCAAGCAAAGGATTCCAATTATGTTTACCAAAGCCTACAGGATATGTTCTCAACTGACCTGTAATCCAGTTTTGATCTGGTCTTAGCTCTGCATTGTAATATGGCATAGCACTTGCAACTTCGTTTAAATATCTTCTTAAAATAATCATTGGAGAACCTTTCTCTTCTCCGTAAACATTTTTATCCATAACAACATTAGGCTCAGATACGCTGCTATAACTACTACTTACTTTTTTTACATCTTTTAATAAGTTATACGCTGGAACTGTAAGTATTGCTCCTCGTCTTGCAATGAATCTATAAACAAAATCAGCATCATCAAAGTTACTAAATAATTCTGTAATGCCTTGCAGATATGTTTTATTAACTAAATTTCTTGATAAAGCTATTTTTGCTACATCAAATATTGTCTGTGCAGTTCCGTTATCTGTAGGCAAGTAACTTTGTATTTGAGTCATATCAGCAGAAATCGCAAAGAAACTAGCCCAAGGATCAATTCGTTTGTAACTTATATATTTATATTTTAATTTTCCATCTGCACCTCTTACATATTTTTCTTGATCGTTTATATCAATCGTTCCATAAGGTTTACCATTCTCAGCGTATTTTTCTTTTTCTGTATCTTTTAAAAGAAATCTAAAACTATATGGTTGTTTGCCTGTAGCTAGTTCAAGCTTTCTTATTTCATTATTAGCAGACAAACCACCTGTTATTGCTATAGGTGCTTCTGGATTATTAATAGCCAACGCACTTGTAATACCACTTATCCATAAAGCACCGCCTAATCTTGTTCTACCTATAGCTCTAGCTCTTACTGCTGCATTAGGACTTGTTATTTCTTCAATATGTTCTTTATAAAAACCAACATCTTTAAATGGTTTTACACCACCTACATTTAGATCACCAATTCTATTTAAGACAGGTGTTGCTTTTGCAGTCTGTTTTAAAATGTTTGCTGGTGTCCTAACAAAAGGTAGTATCTGTCTTAATATTGGGTGTCTATTAACAAAGTTTGAAACATCTTTTGTAATAGTTCCATCAATTAAATCTTCTGTAAATGTTGCTGAAGCTGAAAACTCTCTAGCTCTTCTATATAAATCTAAAGTTTTATTTGTAAATTTACCTGTTTTACTTTCATTATTTACAAGCTGCATGAGTTGATTAAATCTTCTATCCATATAATTTGTAAGTTGTTTACCTGTTTTACCTTTTCTTGTACCTTCTTCCCATATCTCTGCTTTTGCAAAAGATCTAAAATTAACCTGTTTAAAAAATTCATCTTCTGCCATTAAAAATCTAGTTGGTAATCTATAAGCATTTCCGATACTTCTAACAAAAGCTGACTTGCCATCAAGTAAAGCCATATCATAATCAAGTACTTTTGAACCAGCATCTAAAATATTTGTATTAGCTCTAAAAGCTAAAGCAGCCATCTTAATAGAGTCTTGTATTGATTGAATTGCGTATATCAATTCTTTACCAGCCCTTGTTCTCAATACAGCATCATCACCAGCACCTAAAGCTAACGTAATAGGTCTTGATAACGAGTTTAAAGCTGTTGATAATATGTTTACTTGATGTGTAACTGGACTACTAAGAATGTTGTTTATAAATACTTCGTTTGTTATTTGTAATAGTCTTTGTCCTTTATCTACTTTAAATCCATCTTTCATCATTTTTTGATATGCTTTAGGATCTTGTGCAGCAATAGCAACTTTTCTCATAACAGTTCTTAAAGTTTTAGAATCACCTTCATCTGCAAGCTTTATTAAATCATCAAGCTTATAGTTTGTAATTGGACTGATAAAATCATCTACTGCTTTTTTTACTTGTCTTTCATCAACAGTAATATTTTGTCTTACCTGACCTTTGTATTTTATTAAAGCTTCTATGCCTTTACCTTGATCTGCTGAAGGTACTTTTGGTGGTACTCTTGTAGCAGCTAAACCAGTAGCTAATCTATTGTCAAGATGCCTTTTAATATTTAAAAAATAATCTGTTGCTGTTTGTTCTTCAAACAATCCTTTTAATAATTTTTTCTGCAAGTCAACATTACCTGTAGCTATTGCAGTATCTATAGCGTTTGTATATCTAATAGCTGCTTGTGAACCTTCAAAAACTATTTGTTTCATTTTTACTACAACTGCTTCTACGTTCTTGTCATCTAAAAATTCAACAATATCTGAAGCAGCATTGACAGCATCAAAAGGAAGCATTTGCTCTGCTTCATTTGCCATTTGCTTAAATGTTCTTTTTTCTATGCCATCTAACTGTCCTTTTCTGCTGTTTAAATAATCTATTGCATCATCAAATTTTTTAAATTGACCAGCAAAGTAAGAACGTTTATAACCAAATGGATCTATTATATCTCCTTCTTTTGTAACCCTTGAAGGTATAGATGAACCATCACCTTTGCCAATTTCTTTCTCTATTTTTTTATTTTTAGCCCTTATCTTTTTATTTTTTACTTCTAATTTTTTAAAAGATTTTAAATCTTCTATAAGTTGTGTATCTGTTATAGCGTTCTTATCAGCAATAATATCAGCGTTTATTGCATTTTGATAGCTACTTAGTCTGCCTAATATTAATTTTCTTCTCTTAGAGTTAGCTTTTATATCTAAAACAGTATTCATTATTAGGTCTGTTGAAGCTCCTAATTTTTCTCCTAAAAGACCTGTAAATTCTTGTGCTGGTTTCTTTGCTTTTTTTAAAACTTCTTTAGCTATTGGTGTGCCTTTTTCAATGGCAGCACCAGCAACCTTATCAAATAAATAAGCATGAAATCCATTCTTTAATCTAAGAAAATATTTATCTTCGGGTGCTATAAACTTGTCGTCTGGCTGGTCTGGTGTAGCCAAAAAACCAATCATGTTATTTAGTATTGGTATATTTAAGCCTGTAAATAAATTAAAAGTATTATCTTCAAATGGATCAGTAAGAGTAAAATCTACAACACCAGCAGAAATTAAATCTTTATATTTAGTAATCCCTCTTTTAGCTAATTGCCCTCTTACCAAAGCGTAAGGAAGAATATATTGTGTTATGGCTTTAGGTACAAAATATAATGGTTTTTCTTCATCTCCTTTTACATAAGTACCTAACTCTTCAGTATCAATTAAATCAAAATCTGTTCTTACATCTTTACCTAAAACAGTTCTAAGAGTATCATCTCCTAATTCAAATAAATTATTTAAAGAATCTATACGACCATTTATAAGACCTCTAAATACTTGTGATACAGGGTTTTTTAATATTGTTTCTTCATGGATTTTACGTTGTTCTTTTTGATATTTTTCTGCTTCATCAGCCCTAATTAAATAATCATCTCGTACATTTGTAAGAAAATTATTTATCTTTGACCCTTCTTTTGTTTTATCAACAAGATTATTTAACAAAGATTCTTGTGGATCAAAGTCTTTTAATTTACCTATAAGACCTTTTTGTTCTAATTCTGGTTGTTTATTGACAACAGGTTTTGGTTTTAATTGTTGTGGTTCAACAATATCTTTTGCTGTAGTTTGATCTTTAACAAATAAATTCTCTTCTTGTACAGGATCTACAACCTTTTTGGGCTGATTGTTTTGTAGGTTTGAGTCCATTATTTAAAAGAGTGGTGGATTACGCTTTGCGTCTTTTATCAGTTGTAAGACCTTTGCTTTGTAGTCTTTATCTGTAGCATACAGATCATCTGGTTTGCTCAAGATTAGATCAAGTGCTTCTTCAACTGTATCTACACTAACTATACCTTTTCTATCTCTAAAAGGATCATTCCATTCTTCTTTGTATTGTTTCATTTGATCTCTAATATCATCAAAATCTACAAAGTCTCTTCTTGTATTCTCAAGACCTTTACCTAAATCTTCTTGTGTTTCAAGATTACTAGACTGTCCTCTTTGTATTTGACGTTGTGATGCTTGCAAACCTAGATAATTATTTCTACCCGAAGGCGATTCTCCATTACCTGTTTCTTGCATAGCTTGTGCAGCAGTCAGTTCTGGAAACTTATGTCCAGCTTCTTTTGCTAATTTGTAGAAGATAGGAAAGTTTGTTTCAAATCTCTTTACACCATTAGTTTGTTCTCGACCTACTATGCCTAAAGATTCTGCTGTTTGTTTAGTTTCTTCTGCTACTGGCTTGCCTTCTAAAGTACCAGCAGCTACAGGCTGTTCTATTAATCTTCGTAGATTAGATAAAAAAGTTTCACTTTCTTTTTGTGATAAATTTAAAGGGTTAGGTATTACGTCAGGTCTAGCTGGTGTATCTTTATTGGTAGATGTATTGGTTTTACCAGTACTTTCTATAGATTCTTTATTTGTATTATTTTCATTTCTAGGTTTTATGTCTATTGAATCTAAGTTTGTTGTATCTTCTACTTCTACATATTTTTCTACGTTACGAAGAAAAGATGAAGCATCTATATTTTGACTTTCAATAATTTTTATTAGTCCTTCTGGTGTTATGTCTGGTTCATATTCTTTGTATTGCTCAGTAACAGTTTCAACAGTAGGTCTTTCTCCTGTATCTTGATCTCTCGTTCTTTCAAATATTTGTTTTATTAAATTTAATTTACCTCTGTTTCTTTCAAAAATAACATCTTCTTGAGTAGTGCTTCCTTGTGCATATATATATGCTCTAGCTTCTTCTACAGCTAATTCTGCAAGTCTTTCTGCTTCTTTTCTAATTTCTGCTTCTGATGGTGGTGTGCCTTTCCCTGCTTCTATTTTATAAAACGCATCTAATTTTTTTGTTGTTTCTCTTTGTATATCTCTCATGTTGATACCATCTCTGGCTTTCTGAAAATCTAAACCATCATTTGTTTTAAATTCTGCTGCAATTTCTCCATTTATATAATTTTTATTCTTAGTTAAACTTGATAACTCTCCACTAAAATTTTCATCAATACTCTGTTTTACTCTTAAAAAAGCTTCTCTTTGACTTGGTAGCTTTAAAGTACTGTTATACCAACTTCTTAATTCTTGCATAGCTGTTAATTTATTAGGGTAAAATCCTTCAGTTAAAGCATTTATTTCTAATTGATCTAATCTATTGAAAGTTTCTGGTCTTGCTAAAACAACTGTTTCATTCATGTAGTCTGCTATATCTGATGATGGATTTTGTTGTAAGAAATTTTGTACGTCTTGTGCTGTTGTATCAGGGTTAGATAGTAAGTTGTAAGCTGTATTTTGTAACTGTTCTTTGTTTAATTTTTCTGTGTTATCTAATATGTCATCTTCAAGTTCCAACATATCCTTTTCAAATTGGTTTTTTATTTTTAAAAACTCTGGGTGATTTTTTAATACTGACGTACCGCTATCATTAGTAGGAAAGTATTTAGCAAAATCGTTTAACAAGGTTCTAGCTTTATCGACTGCACCTTCTTGACCACTAAAAGCTATTTCTAAAGCATTTTCTTTAATAGTATTTATTTGTATTTTTAAAAGACTGTTAAAGTTTTTACCTTTAAATAATCTTCTTATTTCTTTATTGTCATTGGCTAAATCATTTTTTAAATCTTTTTCTGCATTTGCTAAAGCTTCTCCTTGTAAACCTTGTAATTTTTTGTATTTGTTTATAGCAGTATTTATTTTATTTACTGATACCTGTTTGTAAGATTCAAAAGCTTGCTGTGGATATGTTGTACGAGATAGTTCCTGTACTTTATCGTGTCCTTTATCTAATTCTGGTACAAAGAATTTATTAAAATAGTAAGGCTCAACATCTAATTTTTCTATATATGGACTTCTATTTGTTGCTTGCCAGTTTTGAAATTGAGTACTGTTAGTAGGAAATGATGAAATAGGTCTTTCTATACCTTTATCATCTAAAGCAGTATCAGTATAAAATCTATTTTGTAAGTTATCAGCAAAGGTTTGACCAAGTAATGTAGCTTTTCTTTTATTAAAGTTGTGCTTAAACCAAGGACTTCTACCAGCTAATATCTGTGCTTCTGTTGAACCTCTTGTTTTTTCTACATTCTGTAATGTATTACCCCATTCTTCTTCTGTATTTTCAAGCTCTGCATTTTCTGGAAACTGTTGATCTACTGCATCATTATATAGATTTACATAATTAGGACTTGTTGGATCGTATATTTCTTTAGCTGCCTGTTCTGCTTCAGCACCTACAATACTTCTTTGTTTATCAATCTCACTCTCCATTAGTTTTCTAAGACTAGGATTGATGATAGATAAAGCACTAGCAAGCTGACCAAAGGCATCTTGTGTATTGACAGCAGCAACCCTACTTTGTCGTACAAAAGTATCTACTGGTCTTGCCTGTGGCTGAAAGCTTGAAGTCATTTAACCTGTTCTATTAAAAGCTATGTAGCTGTTTAGTCCTAATGTAGCAGCTTCGGCTACAGTATCTAGCAGCGTTGGTGCTTTCTGTGCTTGCATATATGCTTGGTTTTGGAAGTCGATAGCTTCATTCCTTCTGCTTTCTCTTTGTGCTACAAGACCTTCTACATCTCTTTCGTATTGTCTATCTGCTGATTCCATTGTTTGATTAATTGTCTCTCTTAAAGTAGCTGCCTGTCTAGCTGCATCTCTATCTAACAAAGCAGCTAAGTTACCTGATATACCTTCTGTTGCTGCAATAGCTCCCTGTGCTTCTATTTGTTTGATTGAAGCTGCAAGTCTTTTCTGTGATTGTGCTGCCCTTTCTTCTTCTAATCTTGAACTGATAGCTTCCTGTTGTGCTGCAAACGCAGCGTCAGCAGATAACGCACTACGTCTTGCAGATTCGTAAGCATAACTAGCCTGTTGATTTGCAACTCTTTGTGCTTGTATTGTTGTAGCTACACCAATACCAAGACTAGCAAGGAATAACCCACCTCCTAATTTACCTAGTCCTAAAGCAGGGATAGCAGCACACATTACTTGATCCTCATAAATTCAAAGAATGGTTTTTTGTACTCTCCATATTCCTTATGGTATGTAGTAAATTGAAACCCTAAAGATTTTAACCACTTAATAGCAGACTCATTCTCTGCATATACTACATTGTATAGGATTTTGTAAGATTTCAACAGGTTGTCAACCCATTTTCTACCTTCTCTTATTAATTGTATTTTATATTTTTTATTACTGAACAATTCATCTGTAGATATTAACCATATACAACCATTAGAAATGACACCACATATACCCATAGGTTGATCTTCGTCACCAGCTACAGTCATTACTGTTTTACTATGCAGAAAAGATAAACGCAAAGCTTCTTCTGGATCTTCATTTGTTTGATATTTGATTTCTATTCTGTCTATATTTCTAATATTAGAGCAAACGTAATTTAAGTCTGAGAGTCTTGATTTTCTTAAATACCCCATACTTACATACGTCTACTTCTGATATGGAATACAGCTTCATACTCTGCACTTGATAGTTGTGTTGGTAAGTATGAATTGTTTTTTATATCTATATCTACTCTGTCTGCCCTACTAAATATCGGTACTCTAAATGTACCTGTCTCTAAATTAATCTGACCTATAGAACTAGAAGCTGCACCAAGCAGACGACCAGTAAATTTATGTGTACTTGTATCTCTATTCTCAGGTGTTACTTCTACTTGGAAGAATCCTGTATCTTCAAACTTAATATAGAAGTAGTGCATCTGTAATCTACCGCTTAGTATCTCTGCACTATTCTGCCCTGCTGCTTCTGTTATACGTTGTTTACTAAACCTGTAATGAAACTCAAATGGTTCTCCAATAATAAACTTTGCATTTCTGTAGTCTCCATCAGCTTCTATTGTTGTTGTTGAACCATTAGTAAGATTGGTTGTTTTTATTACAGCACCAGATTTAAGAGTTCTTGTATTACCAAACAAATCAACAAATGTGCTGGTTTCTCCTGATCCTAAATATCTACCTACAACACTCATAGCCCCTCTAAGTCTATAAGGAACTGTAAAAGTAGATTTCTTAGTTGTTGAGTTAAATGCTACTGATACACCAGTAGTTGCTTCTGTTACCTTATGGTCTAGGTAAAACTCAAAGTCTGCATTAGTTTCTGTAAAATCATTCTCAAAAGGTATCTTTTCTAATGACGTACCATTAGCTTCTTCTACTACACAGAACAAATCAGTACCAACAAAATCAATATTTCTTATAGTGCGATTAGAGTTGATAGTAAAAGTAAACCAAGAGTTCAATACCTTTTGACCTTGACCACCATATAACCAGCGATTTACATACAACTTGTTTGGATTATCAGTACCAAGCAAAACCAAAACATCTTGATTGTTTGATACAGCAAGTTTAAATATCCCACTTGGTATTAGTTTTGGTACATGAATTGTAGTATTTGTCGCATCTTTTACTGTGACATCTGACTGTGTTATATATTCTCTGATACCAGCAAACGTACCTTTCTTTGTTAAGAAGTAAATACTAGAACCAGAACCTACAGGACTAGCAGCATCACTACTTTCAAACTCTGTTGCAACCAGCACGTTAGCTGTTTTTGGTGTCAGGTTGTCTGCTGAACTGCTGAGTACAAACTGTGTTTGATCTGAGAACAAGATCAACTGTTCTCCCATAGTTACTGCATTTTTAAGAATCGCAACTTTAGTATGTGATGCAGCTACGTCTATTGGATCTGAGTCAATAACAGATAAGACTGTCTCTGGAAAGAAGTTAAAGAACTCACTAACTCTTGATAGTACTACGTTGTCATCAGCCAAAAAGCCTAGTCTGTTTCTAAAAAAGAATACGTTATTTATCTTGGCATTTATAAAAGATGGATCAGGTGCAGATACCAGATCACCAACAGTACGTTCTCCCCATTTTGGTAAGTCGTAAGATTTTGTAACTCCTCCAACTGTAACGTTATAACTATCTCCATCAACCCTTGCAAATCTAAAGTTACCATCAGCCTGTCTTATCAAGATATGGGGCATAGTGTCATAGTTAAATTTAAACTCAATGCCAGCTTCTACAGTCTCTTCCCATTGTCCTTCTTCTAAAGCATTACCATTATTAGTAACAAACTTAACGTAGTAATTATCAAAGTTAGTTGATTCATCTCCTTTTACTTCAACAACATATCCATTAGGAGAAACAGTAGGTAAGTCTGTAAATCTTTGTACTGAATCTTTTACTACTGTGATCTGTGTATTACCTTGTGTGTCTGATCCATCAATAGAAAAGTTACTGCCATCATTTTTCTTTATATGTATGACACTACCACTTCTAGCAATAGTAAATCCTGTTAGTCCAGAGTTAAGACCTGACTGCAAATCACTAGCTACTTGTTCAGTACTGAGAGTAGAATCGTTTGCTGTGTTATCTGTAACTGTCACACCATCTACTGTGACTGAATATGTAGTCTTATCTGAAACTTGATTTATAAAAACTATAGCTTGAGTAATGTTGCCAGCACTCAATGAAGAATCCATAGTTGCTGTTATGCTTGTATTTACAACAAAAGTAAAGTCAGCAATAGTAACAGTTTTAATAACACTTCTTGGATTGGTAGTGTTTAGATAGCTTGTACCATCAGGTTTGTTTACATTTTTTTCTGTACCATCTAACTCATAGACTTTGACATTACCATTACTGAATACTGCAATGTATCTTTCATTTGCATCTCTATTGATAGTTTGAATATGAACATTACCAAGTGCAGAGTTGCTTATATTAGTTATATACTGCAAGCCTGATCTTTTTATAAGACCAATGACAGGGTTGCTATCAGCATTGTCTTGTATGTCTGCATGATCTGATTGTTTAGAGGAGTCTGATGACTGAGATATACCTCTTAGTAAAGTAGGTATAGATCTAGAAATGACAGGCATAACTATCTGTTAAGAACGTCAATAGGACTGAATGTATTTATTGCATCACTTATAGCTGGATCTCCTATAAGCATATTATGATCTGCATTACTTAAGTCTGTTTCCATAAGTATAGCTCTTGCTCTTGTTTCATCTTGTTCTGTATAAGTTCTTAAGCTTTGATCTCCAACTAATCTATCAACAAATATTCTTGCAGCTTTTACGTTGATATATCTTCTAGCTTGTTCTGGTATTTCATCAAAGTTTCTAAAATAAATAACAGTACATTTTAAATCTTCATCAAAAATAAATGTCTGTTTTTTTCTATCGTAAAGTTTTAATCCTCTTTGAATAGGATCTATTGATGGGTGGTCAAAAGTATTAGCATCAACTCTCAATATATCAGTACCTAAGACAATATTATTAGACGCATCTCTTGTAAGAGTTACGTTGATTTCTGTATTGAAACTCCACCCTTCTGACTGTACTTCCTTGTTTACTTCGATTAATGTATTCTGTGCTTTTCTAACGTCAACAGGTAGCGTACCAGTTAATGAGTTTACTGGTGCTTCTCCTATTGCATCAAGCATTATGTTGATACATTCAAGTTCGGTGGTTGCAGCTACAGCCATGATCTAGTACTTTTTTGTGGGTATCTTCAATTTAGATTTATTAGATTTCATTTTACCAGACTTTTTTTTCTTGTCTGTTTTCTTTTTACCGCCAGAATGATACATAAAAAAAAGGGTATCTAATAATAAGATACCCTATAAATTGAAATTAAGAAGAAGCAAGTTTAATTGTTGCAGCACATTCTGGTCTTAGGATTCCATGACCGAGCAAGTACTTCGCAACCATTAATGTTCCTTGATACATCAAATTGTAGTCTGAGCCTGAGATCTCAGTTGTCATATCCATTAGCTTAACTGTACCAACAGCAGACTTATGGAATACAAGTCCGATAGTTTTACTATCGTCACCTGAGTAAGTGTTGTTCGCACCACTTGGGTTAGATCCTACGTTTGACTGTGGAACGCTGTTAGACATCATGATTGGTATGCCAGCAATTTGCTGTACTTTACCTGATGCAAACGAACCATTACCTTGTGGGTTGAAGTCAACATCTACAGTTCTTGTAGCAGACTCAGCAAGCTTGTAATACTCAGCAGGGGGAAGAACACAGAAACGATCTGTCTGTGGTATGTCTCTCTCGTCCATTGTCTGTGCAATGTCGTAGATAGCACCAGCTAGTTCATCACCTGATACAGCAGCAGAAGTTGTGTTACCAGAAGCAAGAGTAGATACGATACCACCATTACCACCACTAAGAGTAGAACTTGCTCTGGAAGCATTAGCTATTTGTTTGGCTACGTTTAAATCGTATTGCTTTGCGAGAGCCTTACCAAGTTCATCAGCATAAGTTGATCTCACATCATAGTGATTCTTAAGCTCGTCAATTTGAGCCACAAATGCTTGTGCTACTAAAAGATCATCTATAAGAATAATCTTCTCGTTAGCTTTAATTTGGTTTGCTCCAACTAGAGGTGTACCAACTGTGTGATAGGCTGCGGTAGCTGCACCTAAAACTGGAAAGCTTGCACTCTTGCCTGATGTAATAGTACGAACTGAATGAAGTTGTTCGTTAAAGATATTGTTTCTTGAGAACGCAGTTAGCACCTCCCCCGAAAATACCTTTAAAAATAATTCATCAAAGTTAGTACCACTATTATTGACAAGACCAAGCCTAGAAACTGTGGCATTAGCCATTCTAAACTCCTTGAATAAAGATTAATAATAGGGTTACTTCTTTTCGTAATCGTTTTTCAAAGCGTTATCTGACGTATCAGGCACTAAGTTTTTTTGATTTGTTGTTAGAAGTATCAGCAATTCCACTTGCGTAATGCAAGAGCCTTGCGTGTTGGTCTGCCCTTACTATCCTTCATAGCCCCTTTCACTCCTGACATTCTTGCACAAAAGGATTTCTTACGAGCCTTTTCTCTAGGTGTCAGTCCACTTTTTTTAGTGACAGGCCGTTGCAACTTTGAACCTGTAGCTGCATTAATTCTTCTTCTCCCACGTTCAGACAGTCCTCCTGTAGGATTCTTGTCAGATTTTCTGAGAGATAAAGATGCACGAGACATGAACTACGAGTAAGAGTAGTTAAATAAAATATAACACTTATGCAGTTGCTTGTCGTCTTTTGTGATTGTAGTTTATTCTTTTCTTGCTTACCTTTGTTCTCTTAAACTTAAGAGTTTCTCTGTTAGTCATTTCTTTTGTAGTCTTAGGAGTCTTACTACTAACTCTTTTTGATGGTCTACAAGCAGGGTAGCCAGCACGTTTCTCTCCCTTCTGACGACCACAAGGTTTGCCAGTTTTTACGTCTACCCACTTCTCTTTAAACCATCTAGTAAGACTCATTTGCCTACATCTTTTTGTGCTTTAGTATGTGCAGCTTTAAATGAAGAACCCTCACGCATTAGTTTCTTCATTAGATCCATGTGCTTTTTAGAATGATGCTCTGAATGTTTCTTCAGAGTTCTCATTTGACTAAGTGAGAGTTTCTTCATGCTTTTCTATAGCCACCACCACGTTTTTTGTAAGTTCTTACAAGCCACGCATTAGCATAAGCAGAAGGATAAACCTCAAACTTTTTTTTAGCTTCTGCTTTTACTCTTGCATAAAGAGTAGGGTTGGTTGGTTTGTTAGCCATTAGACAACATCTGAACTACCGATTCTTGCATATACACTTTGGGTGTATGCTGCATCTTTACCATAGCGAGGATCACTCATTGCAGCAGTAATCTCTGCTGCTGTTTGGAATGGATTGTTGTCGTTACGAGGTGTACGACCACCAATCAAGTCTGGCTCATAGCCTTGTGATTCATTCATTTGTGCTTTAAGTCCTTGAACTGCGATTTTAATTACAGGTACATTAGCTGTTTCAAGTAGTTGATTGAAAGAATTTAATGTCTCCTCTGGAAGATTGTTTGTACTCCATTCTACTAGCTGCTTGTAAGCTTCTTCTCCACCTACAGATTGTTTGATTTCATTTGATTGTGCTATGGTCACATCTTCTGGTGATCCACCTGTACCTCTCAAACCATCAAGGTATGTATCTATAACCTGTTTAGAAAAGCCAGCTTCACCTAGCTTGCTGTAATCATCTTCATTAATTTCACCTGTATCTGAGAATCGTTGGGTAATATCTTCTACATCAATCCCAACTTCTTCTAGTACAGAAGCAAGACCATCACCATAAAATTCTTCAGCATCAAATGATGGCTGTTCTTCTTGGTTTTGTTCTGTCTCTTCTGTACCTTCTGATTGTTCTTCTGTCTGTTCTATAGCTCCAAGCTTACCTTCTAATTCTTTGTAGCTTTTAACCATATCTTCAGCAGTTTTAAACTTCCCTGCAATCAGTCCATTTTCATCTCTCAAACTTTCAATATCTTCAGCAGACATTGGTGGAGTTTCATTAGCCTGTACTTGTGATGATGTCATAGTAAGTAATCAGTTTAATGTTATTGTACGACCATTTTTTGTTTTGACTACTTTTGGTTCAGTAGGTTCTGGTGTGTCGTTAACACCTAGTTCGCTAACAATAGCTTTTGGCATAGCTGTTTCTTGAGAAACAAACTTTCCGTTTTCATCTCTGGGTTTACTCTTGGATTGGGACTTCTTGGTTGGCATTGATTTGCTCCTGTATTTGATCGGCCTTCGCATTGTTTTGTGGGTCAAGCAAAGGTGAAGTTAAAGCAGCACTACCGAGTGATCGAACAAGCTCTTGCTGCTGTAGCTGCTGCTGTTCTTCGGCAATCTGTTGTGGTGATTTTATCAGATTCGTACTGTCAATGCCAATTGAGGTAGCAAGCATCTTGACTGCTTCATCTAGGTTCACGAACTGTCTCATAATATCTCCACCCAAAGCTTGAGATACAGTCGTAATAAATTCAATAAGCTTATCTCTATCATGTCCTCTACCAAGTCCTTGAAGTCCAGTAATGATATGAAGTTTCACTATATTGTCTGGTAGCTTGGGTGCTTTACCTGACTTGACCAGTAAGTGCATACGTCTCTTGAGATATACAAGTTGAAACTCTTGGGTCAAGATAGAGTAGATTCCTCCAAGACTATTCTCTAATTCATTAGTAAGTATCTTGAGTTCTGTACTTGTAACTCTTTCAGCGTCACGTTGTACTGCCTTTGCCATAAGGAAAGCATACTCAAGTCTTGATTCTATTCTTTGTACTGCTGTGAAAGATGTCTGTAGATCTGCACCTTTATTGACTTGCATAACAGATATGTCTGTAGCCAACCCTTCTCTTATGGCTCCGTTAGGTGCTTTGCTTAGAGTCGAAGCTCTTGTTACACCATTGGGATTTACTAAAAATAAAGTGCGTGCTGACGCTGCTGCTGCTTCAATTATTGCTTTCATCAAAGCTTCAAGAGAAATCAAATCTCCTCTGTATTCTTCTACATATCCTCTTCCATAACTTTCTCCTGATTGTCTGATAAACCTGAGAGGAATAAAAGGAGTGACATCTACCTTAGACATACCATCTGTGCTTGGTATCTTTTCGTTCTTACATTCCTGATGCCACATGAAAGAATCATTAACTCTCTTGACGTGTGTATATATATCCAACTCCTCTTCCATCTCTTCGCTGTATTGTTCTTTCTGCTTTATAAGTTCTAAGAAATCTGCTGGTAATGCTTGAGCATTTATAGTTTCTTTGATAATAATTTCTAAAGTATTACCATTAGGATCTCTTCGTATCACATACTTTTCTAGTGGATATACCTGTAGTCCTTTGTCTGTTAGATATAGCAGAACATTACCACCTACGATTAGATGCTTGAGTGCTTCAAACATTCCTACTCTATCGTTTGATACTTCTATCTCAGACATCAAAGCATTTTCTATTACCCTTAAAGCTTTGTCCATCTCAGACATTTGTTCACTAGCTCCCTGCTGCATCAAGGCAAGACTATCAATAGTCAGCTTGAAGAAAGGAGTAGATGGTGGCAACAAAGCAAGCAGCAACTTAGCTGCTAACGAGTTGACACCTCTAGCACCTACACCTTGGAATGGTGTTTTAGTTTTACTTCTTGTACCTCTTGCATTTTCTGGTATTAGATTAGGCAAGGTAAGCTTTGAAGAATCTCTAGCTTCTCTCAAAAAGATAGATCTTTCTTGCTCGTAAAGAGCATACAAAGATGCTGCTGTCTTTTGTGATGAAGTGTAAGCCATGTTATACAGGGTAGTTTAGATCGCTAGTACTTAATAAAGGAATCCGCAAAGAGCTAGTGCCTAGCCTTCTAGCTGTTGTAGCTCTAGTAGATCTTCTGGAACCAGCAGTCATACCAACTGCACGTTGCTGTCCTGTCACAGTAGTACCAGCAGTACCAGTTGGTCTTGGTCTAGTCCTAGTTGGAGTTGATACTCTGTCACCTCCTGTAACTACTCTCCCTGCTGTTGGCTCTGGTGGTGGGGGAATAGGTCTTGGTGGTGGTGGTGGTGGTGGGGCTGGTGGTCTACCTCTGCACATAGTTACCTCCTTTTACTGGATCTACTGCCAGACATTCGTGACTTTCTACTTATTCTAGCCTTTGCTAGATTTTTTGCCTTCTGTTTATTTCTAGCTAGGTTAGCTTTTTGTTGTGCAGTTTTGTTACCTCCACCTCTTCTTGTTAACAATTCTTCTGTTCTTGATAGGTTTGGATCTACATAAGTTCCTTCTTTCTTCTGTCTCTTTATCTTTAGTTCTTCTGTAACTTTCTTTGTATCTTTAGGATTCTCTACACCTGTCTGCTTTCCTGTAACTACAGGTGGTGCATCTTGAAACGCAGCAGTCTCACGCTGCGGTGTTGCTGGTGCTGCATAAGATGGGCTACCTCCTATACACATATCAATCTAAAACTCTCTGATTAATCATGGCTTCTTGTTGTCTCTTTTGTTGTTCAATAAGATAGTCAACTACAAATCGTTGCCCTGCTTTATACCATATCTCTCTATCAGATAATGACAAGTCTGGGTGACGTTGTGGAAATGCAACATCAAGACCTTGTATCAAATCATCTGTGATTGGTGGTAATAATGGATTCGCCATGATTCTATGCTATCATTAAATCAATGGGAGTGGTTACCCATTGGTAAAGCGTTGAAACCCCTGAGACAAGTGACTCGTCTTGGGGGTTTCTTCATGGGTTCCAAAGTTTTACTTCTCCTGTATTGTAATCGTAATCTCCTTCTCGTAATATTCTTGTCAGTCTTGCATTGAGAATAGCATCACCAAGACTGTAACCTTTCTTAGTATAAGTATCTAATACCTTAGTCCATAGTGCATCAAGAGTATCAGGTGTATTAATTAGAGTTTTGCTGGCTGTAACCATACCCATACCTTTGATACCTATGATGCCATCACCAGCATCACCAGCTAGTGACATCTCTAGCCAATGCCTGTTTGCTTTCTTCTCTGTGATATGTTCGATTGTATCTTCAGCAATCAGCTTGCAAGGTACAGTCCTCATATCTTTATCAACTGATACTATGATTGGATTCTTGTACTTACCATTGGTTGCAAGTAAAGCCATGACATCATCTCCTTCTAGGTTGTGATAGGAAACTGACTCATAGTTTTGTTTTACCTGATTGATTACAGTCTTAAGTGCTAGTGGTTTACGTTTACTTATCCTGTTGATCTTGTACTCAGGGAATATCTCATGTCGAAATGTAGGGTAAGATGTGAAGCACATAACTATGTCATGATCTTCTTCAGCAATACCTTTATATACATCTAGTCTGCTATCAATAAGATTTAATATATCTCTTTCATCAGAGTGAAGTGTATGCTCCCACTCTGTCCACCTGATGTCTTGTTCACAAGCACAGCAAGAAGAATAGATAAGCCAATCAGCATCAACAAGTAAAGTCATAGTTAAATAAAATCCTCATAGACAACAAGCCGACCTGTCTTTTGGTCGTACAATAACTTATCTACTTCTCCTGTCATACCAGTATGTCTCGACTTCAATACCTTTAGTTGTAGTCTCTGCCTTTCACTAGCATCTCCTACTTGGTTTCTTGATGCACCAAGCACTACATCTGATAGCTGTACTAAAGAGTGAGAACCTCTGAGATCAGATACAGATATGTCTCTACCTTCTTCATGCCCCTGCCCCTGTGGTCTGCGTAGATGACTGACTACTATCAAAGCTATGTTGGTTGCTTCACATAAACTTCTAAGCTTAGTCATTGTTACATCTATAGCTCTGCGTTCATTGTCTAGTTCAAGACCAGACATAACTATTGATATGTGATCTAAGATAACTACTTGTACTTTATCTACAGTTGCCAGATACCTTATCTGTTCTAGCAATACATCAGGGTCAAGACTGCCAAAGTGATTATAAAGAAAGAGGTTGCGAGTTGAAGTCAACCTATCAAACGCAACCTTCAGTTCTTCTTTTTTTATGACATCTTCATTTAAGTGTAAAGGTACATTCAAGTCAATACCTACCAGACCTTGAAGAGTTCTTTGTACTGTTTCTTCCAGACCTATATAACCTACCTTGAGATTCTTTGTTAAGAAGTGATGGCAAAACTCTCTGCATATCGTGGACTTACCAGCACCACTACCACTAGCTACTGTAAATAGCTGACTAGGAAACAGACCTCTTGTATATTCATTCAGTTTTGGATATGGGAAATCACATACAGCTTTACTTGTTTCTTTGGTAAACAAATCCCATGCGTCTGCTGCATTGATAAGAGAGTCAGGTCTTACTGGTCTAGCTTTCCATAGCCTATCTTTAACTAGCTCTCCTTCTCCTATTACAAGATGATCGTTTACATCATTACGATCTAGTCTTGCTATAGCTGCCTTACCTCTTGGTAATACTTCCATACATTTCTCTGCTGCTTTGTTGCCAGCTTCATCATTGTCAAAACAGATAACGATACGACAAAAACTATCAAGCCATTTGTAGTTAGCTGCTAGGTACTTAGCTGCTGACTGTACTCCTGATGGTATAGATACACAGGGAAACTTATTACCCTGTATCTGACTAGCACTCATGCAATCTATCTCTCCTTCACAGACAGTTATGAATACAGAACCATTACCTCCATGCTGTCTCCATA